CGGCGCTCGCCGGTGCCCTGTTCGCAGCCTCCTACCAGGCGTGGCCGCTGCTGATCTGCGGCGCGCTCAAGATCGCCTACGACCTGCTGCTGCTCCTCCAGTTCCGGCATGTGAAGCCGCCGGAGGAGCGATCGTAGACGCGGCTGCTACCGCCGCCGCGCCCTCGGCGCATGCGGCGGGTGAGGCGGGAATTGCCTGCCAGCGCGGAGGCCGTGGCGCCGGTGAGACGGGCTGGCGGGAAATCGGCGGGATCGAGACGTCCCCGGGGCCGCCGATCCGTTGGCCCCTCAGAGCGTCGCCTTGCGGCGCCTCCGGACTTGGCTGAGCGGGCGCCCGAAGATCACAGACAGCTCGGCGGCATCGGCTCCAGCCTGCTCGAGCAGCCACTCGCGGAAGGTTGCCACATGCGGCAGGTCGGTTTTGGCGCGTGGGCAGACGATCCAGTAGGCATAGGGAACCGCGAGCATCGGCCCGAATGGCCGGACCAGCCGCCCCTGAGGTGGTCCCGGAAATTCGGACGGTAGGCAAAGGGGTATCCCGGAAGCGAGGAAGGGATACGCGATGGCGAAGAGACGGAAGTTCACGGCGAATCAAGGCCAAGGTGGCGCTGGAGGCACTGCGCAGTGACCGGACGATCCAGGAGATCGCCGCGAAGCATCAGTTGCACCCGAACCAAGTGAGCCAGTGGAAGCGGCAGGCCATGGACGGTCTGAACGCCGTGTTCGCGGACAGGCTCAGCCGGGAGGCCGACCACGAGGCGGAGAAGGCCGAGCTGCACGCGAAGATCGGGGTGAGGCCGCGAGCGCCACCGGTGCGAGCGAGCGGGCGAACGGTGGTCGCGAACGATTTCTTGTCGCGAGCGCTCGGACGATGAGCCCTGCCGACCGTCGCGCCGCCATCCAGCGGAACCACGCGAAGCTGAGCCTGACACGGCAGTGCCAGCTCCTCTCGATCAGTCGCTCGTCGATCTCCTGTGCGCCCGTGGGCGAGAGCCCCGAGACCTTGGCGCTGATGCGCGAGATCGACCGGGTGTTCACCGCCTACCGGTTCTTCGGCAGCCGGCAGATCGTGCAGTATCTGGCTTGGGAGGGCATCCGGGTCGGACGACACCGAGTCCAGCGGCTGATGCGCAGGATCGGCCTGGAAGCGGTCTACCGGCGCCCGAAGACCAGCCAGCCGCACCCGCAGCACCCGGTCTACCCCTACCGGCTGGGGAAGATGGAAATCACCCGGCCCGGCCAGGTCTGGTGCGCCGACATCACCTTCATTCCAGTGCGCCGTGGCTTCCTGTATCTGGTCGCGATCACGGACTGGGCAACGCGCAGATAACGTACAGGATCTTTCGCACATTTGCCGAGCGCGGCGGCTCCTTTCAGGGTAGCTGAGAGGAGCTGAGCATGCACGAGAGGACGGAGAGCAAGCCGATGGGTCAGGTGATCCAGATCGACGAGGGGCGGATCCGGGATTACCTGGGCGAGATGGTGCGCGGGACGGTGGAAGAGGCGCTGAACGCGATGCTCGACGCCGAGGCGGACCGGCTCTGCGGCGCGGGCCGCTATGAGCGCAGCGAGGCGCGCAAGGACACCCGGGCCGGGAGCTATGAGCGCAACCTCGAGACCAAGGCCGGCAAGGTCAGCCTGAAGGTTCCGAAGCTGCGACGTCAGACCTTCGAGACGGCGATCATCGAGCGCTACCGGCGCCGGGAGAGCTCGGCCGAGGAGGCGCTGATCGAGATGTACCTCGCCGGCGTGTCGGTGCGCCGGGTCGAGGACATCACCGAGGCGCTGTGGGGTCGCCATTGAGAGCGCCATTGGTCCGAGCGACAATGGCGACCGGGTCAGCCCGAGCACGGTCTCGAACCTCAACAAGAAGATCTATGCCAAGATCGAGGCGTGGCGGAACCGGCCGATCGAGGGCGCGCACCCTTACGTCTTTCTCGACGGCATCGTGATGAAGCGGTGAGCCATCGGGCGCCATCGGTCCGAGCCCGATGGCGAACGGGCGGGCGAGGTCCGGAACGTCTCGCTCTTGGTGGCGATCGGCGTGACCTCGGAGGGCTACCGGGAGATCCTCGGCATCTGCGAGGGCGCCAAGGAGGACAAGTCGGGCTGGTCGGCCTTCCTGCGCCACCTGGTCGACCGCGGGCTGAAGGGGGTCGAGCTGATCGTCTCGGATGCCTGCCGGGGCTTGGTCGAGAGCGCCGCCGAGTACCTGCCGGATGCCCGCTGGCAACGCTGTGTCGTGCATTTTTACCGCAACGTCTTCAGCCACGTGCCATCGACCAAGGTCCGCGAGGTCAGCCACATGCTCAAGGCGATCCACGCCCAGGAGAGCCGCCCGACCGCGGAGAGCAAGGCGCAGGCGGTGGTCGACGAGCTCCGCCGCCAGCGTCTCGTGCGCGCGGCGGAGCTCGTCGAGGCCCATGTCGGCGAGACCCTGACCTTCTACGCCTTCCCCGACTGCCACTGGATCAAGCTCCGGACCAACAACCCGCTGGAGCGGATCATGCGCGAGATCCGACGACGCACCCGCGTGGTCGGCGTTCGGCCCGGCCCCTTGAACCGGTGGCGGGGCGGGCCTCACTCCCGGACGGCCAGCGCTGCCTGAACCTCGCCGCGGCGCGCCTCCGACACATCGCGGCGACCCAGTGGTCAACCCGCAAGTACATGAACATGGACCCGCTGCACGCGGCCAATACCGAAGCCTACGGAGCCGTCGTCGCGTGAGCGAAAGTGCGAAAGATGCTGGACGCTACCGTTCGGCAAAGGTGGTTGCGGGGGTAGGATTTGAACCTACGACCTTCAGGTTATGAGCCGGTTGTAGCACTACATCTTGTGTGTTGATTTTCCGGGCCGTTTTCGGCACAATTGCATTAAGCCTTTGACGTGATGCAGAAATCAGACGAAACCGGACGACATCCGACGCAACCGGAATACCAGATTTAGCCACTAGGCGTGTTGACTCATTGTTGACTCGGGGGCCGCATGTCCGCTTCCAATTCGCAACGCCTGACCGACGCCATGGTCCGAAAGGCGCTCCCCGCCGCACGCGGATCGGCGCTTCTTTGGGACTCCGAAGTGAAAGGTTTCTGCCTGCGCGTATCGCCCGGCGGCGGCAAGAGCTTCATGCTCGATTACCGCGCCGGCGGGCGGCAACGGCGGATCACGATCGGTTCCTATCCCGATTGGTCCGTCGCCGCCGCGCGCGAAGCCGCGAAGGCGATCAAGCGTGAAGTCGATCTCGGCCGCGATCCCATGGCCGAACGCCATGAGGAGCGCACCGCGACCACCGTTGCCGATCTTTGGGAGCGCTATCGCGCCGAGCATCTTCCGACCAAGGCGGCGCGATCGCAGAAGGACGAGACGATGATGTGGGAGCAGATCGTGCTTCCGCGCTTCGGCAAGATGAAGGTGGCGGCGGTTTCGCACGAGGACATCGACGCGCTCCATCGCGACATTACCACCATCCGTGGCACGCCGATCCGCGCCAACCGAACGGTCGAGGTGCTGCGCAAGGCCTTCAACCTTGCGATCCGCTGGAAGTGGCGCACGGACAATCCGGCCTCGGGCGTGCGGCGCAACCCGGAGGAGCGGCGGAACCGCTATCTCAACAAGGTCGAGATCGCGGCGCTCGCCCGGGCGCTTCAGGAGCATTCCGAGCCGGTATCGGCGAATGCGATCAAGCTCCTCATGCTGACCGGCGCGCGCCGCGGCGAGGTGCTCGGCGCAACATGGTCGATGTTCGATCTTGAGAACGGCATCTGGACCAAGCCGAGCGCCCACACCAAGCAGCGCAAGCTGCATCGGGTGCCGTTGAGCGGCCATGCGATTCGATTGCTCAAGGAAATAAAGGAGACCGCCACCGGCCCGTATGTCTTCCCCGGCGCCGACGGCAAGCCGCTGACCGACATCAAGCGGACGTGGGTTTCGGTGTGCAGGAAGGCAGGGCTCGTCGAGAAGGTCGAGAAAAGATCGCGAAAGGGCAAGGTCGTCCGCGACCGCAACGGCAACCCGGTCATGATCGAGGTGCCGAATGTGCGGCTGCACGACCTTCGGCACTCCTTCGCCTCGATCCTGGTTTCGGGTGGCGCCTCGCTCCCGCTGATCGGCCAAATGCTCGGTCATACGCAGGTGCAAACGACACAGCGCTACGCACACCTCTATGACGATCCGATGCGGAAAGCAGCGGAGATGGTCGGCGCGTTCATGCTGCCCGAACCGCAGATGAAAGACGTGACACCGAAGGAGGCCGCGTGAACTCACATCCCGAAGGGCTGCCCGCCGAAGCCGCGAATGCTGTTCCTCTGCGGGAGGCCTACAAACGTTATCTCGATCCAGCGGTCTTCAACGAATGGATCGAATTGGACCGGCGGCTGCGTGCAGAAGGCAAATGGCACTACATTGGGACGCCGCGAAAGGTCGAGGGTTACGAGCTCAGCCCGTTCGATGCCCACGGCCACGAACTGCTGAAGCAAAAGCTCATTGCCGGGAAGCGCCTTCAGCAAAGCTTCATCGACAAATTGATCGAAGGTCAGATCACGGCGTGGGCTCGCTTGAAGTCGCCGCTTGCGCCTTGGACCGAGATTCCGGCGGCGGCTTGGCGCACGCTGTCGCTCGGCGATCTGGATGTCAGCACGGTGAACTCGCCCGGAGGCGAAGTCCTTTACGACGTTCGGATCGGACCGCGGCACGTTGCGCTGCCTGAGCCCGTCAAACCTGGCAAGCGGGGCCGACCGAGTCCGGCACCGCTCATATTGGAGGAGCTTCGGCGCCGACTTGCCAAGGGCGAAGTCGGTGACGTTCTCCGCGTCGAGGCAGCGATTCTTGCGGCGTGGCTAAGGCGGACACATCCAGACGAGACGCCCATGAAGGCGAAGAGCGTCGAAGAGACGATTCGCCGAGAGTTCAACGCGGCGAAGGGCAAAAGCTCCAAGGCGAAGCGGCGCTCGAACACGGATGCTAAGTCGTCACCAGAGCCGACCGCCCCTCGGCGGTGATCCCATAGATCATCGGGCGTCGCGAACCCGGGTTCTCGGCCGCAAGGCGCGCCGCTTCCGTCTTGGCATCTTCAAGTGTCAGCGCCGAAGCTGTCGCGTAGCGGCCGGTCCCGAGGAAGAGCGCCACATCGAAGCGGACAGCCCGCGCGAGGATTTCAGCGGCGGCAAGGTCGGCGGGGTGCGGTTTGCGGCGTCGGGTCATGGAGCACTCCTTTCGAGTGCCCTAGTCAGGCCGCGTCGGGCGCCGCGAGCAACAGGTAAGTTTCTGAGAAATCAGGGTTCTTCGAGAACCGGAAAAGGAAATTTTCCGGGGCAATTTATCGTCGTTTATCCGGTTCGGCCGAACGGCTCTTTTCGTCGCGACCCGGCGCACGGTTGCGCCGCGCAGCAATGAGAGGAGCACGATGGACCAGACGATTTCGCCGAACGGCGCGACCGCCGGCGAGCCGGATTTTCTCGCAGGCTATGTGTCGGAAGAGGAGTACGCCCGCCGGCGCGGCGTGAGCCTTCGCACCTGCCAGCGCGACCGCCAGCTGCGCCAGGCGCCGCCTTACGTCCAGTTCGGCCGGCGCATCTACTATCGCGTCGAAGCGGTGCGCGAATGGCTCGTCAGGAACGAGCGGGAGGCCGATCGCTCGCCGGCGGCGCCGCGCGCGCGGAGGGGCCGATGACCGCGCGCCCTCCTTCCATCGCGTCCGACCTGATCGTCGGCGCCGCGGCGATTGCCCGCTTCATCTACGGCTCGGACGCCGAGCGCTTCCAACGGCGCGTCTATTACCTGACCACCGCCGGCTGCAAGCGCCCGTTCCCGCATTTCCGGCTCGGCAACCAGATCGCCGCCCGCCGCAGCACCATCCTCGCCTGGATCGAAGAACAGGAGCGCCACCATGGCCGCTGAGCACTTCACCGTCACCCGCGAGCGGATTTCCGAGATCATCGGCAAGAACATGCGGGCGCCACACCTCAACCCGGTGTTCGAGGCGGTCCGCGATTTCGGCGTCAGCGCGTTGATTGCGCCGCAATGCCGGGACAGCCTGGACGAAGCGCTCGACGAAGCGCGGGACGCTTCGATCGTCATCATCGGCGACGATACCGACCGCGCGCTCGGGCCGGACGGTTTTCACAAGCCGTCCATGCGCCGTCTGTTCCAGCTCGCGACCGAAACCGCGGTCATTTCGAGCGCGCCGCCCGAGCACGTCTATGCCGCGATGAGCACCCTGGCGGCGCTCGGTCGCCGCTTCGTGGTGATTGTCGAAACGCGGCCCGAACAGGAAATCGCGTGGGTCGAGTTCATCCAGGCGGCGAACCCGAACCTGCCGATCCTGCTGGTGACCGTCGAGGCGGGCCGCGCATGACCGATTGGGGTCGTTGCATGGGCGCAGTCGCGCGGCGGCTCCTCGGCGAGCCGAATCGGGCGCTCAGCACGCAAACCGAATGGCGTTACGGCTCGCGCGGCTCGCTTGCGATCGATCTTGCGAAAGGCGTCTGGTTCGATCACGAACACCAGACCGGCGGCGGCGTGCTGGTGCTAATCGAGCGCCACGCCGAGCGCGCCAATGGCGAGGCCGTTGCCTGGCTCAAGTCCGAACTCGGGATCGAGCTTCCGGTTAACGCGCGCCAGCCCGTCGCGGTTTATCCGTACACCGACGAGCGCGGAGCCGTGGTCTTCGAGGTGGTGCGCTTCGAGCCCAAGGACTTTCGCCAGCGGCGACCCGATGGCCGCGGCGGCTGGATTTGGAGCCTCGGCCACGTCCGCCGCGTGCCGTTCCGCCTTCCGCAGCTTCTCGCCGCAAACGGACGGACGGTGCATGTGGTCGAGGGCGAGAAGGACGTGCTCGCCCTCGAACGGTTCGGCCTCGTTGCCACCTGCAACCCGGGCGGGGCGGGCAAATGGCGCCAGGAATTTGCCGCGTACTTTCGCGGCGCCGACGTGGTGATTCTGCCCGACAACGATGCCGCCGGCGAAGCGCACGCGAAAGATGTCGCGGCGAGTCTTCAGGCCGTCGCCGCACGGGTGCGCATCGTGCGCCTTCCCGGCCTCGGCCCGAAGGAAGACGTCTCGGACTGGCTCGCGCGCGGCGGCACCGCCGAGGAACTCGCGCGCCTTGCGGCAACGGTTGAGGGGGAAACCGACCGGCGCGCCGGAAGCGATCGGCAGGGCGAGCCGGTCACCTTGGAGTCGTTCTGGGCCTACATGCCCATGCATCAGTATATTTTCGAGCCCGCGGGCGAACTTTGGCCGGCCGCGAGCGTGAACGCCCGGCTCGGCACGGTATGCGCGGACGGCGAGGAGCTCGCCGCCAGCAAGTGGCTCGATCGGCACCGTCCCGTCGAACAAATGACGTGGGCGCCGGGCGAGCCGAAAATCATTCGCCACCGCCTGATCTCCCAAGGCGGCTGGATCGATCACCGCGGAGCGACGGTGTTCAATCTCTACCGGCCGCCGTGCCTGCCGGAGGGCGACGCCTCAGACATCGCGCCGTGGCTCGATCACCTGCACCGGCTGTTCGGCGACGACGCCGAGCACGTGGCTCTTTGGCTAGCTCATCGCGTCCAGCGGCCAGGCGAAAAAATCAACCACGCGCTCGTGCTCGGCGGCGCCCAGGGCATCGGCAAAGATACCATCCTCGAGCCGGTCAAGGCGGCGATCTGTCCGTGGAACTTCATGGACATCTCGCCGTCGCACCTGCTCGGGCGCTTCAACGGCTTCGTCAAAAGCGTGATCTTGCGGATCAGCGAAACCCGCGACCTCGGCGAGATCGACCGGTATTCGTTCTACGAGCACAGCAAGGTCTATGTCGCGGCGCCGCCCGACGTGCTGCGCGTCGATGAGAAGAACATCCGCGAGCACTGCGTCCCCAATGTCTGCGGGGTCATCATGACCACGAACCACAAGACGGACGGCATCTATCTGCCCGCCGACGATCGCCGCCATTTCGTGGCGTGGTCGGACCTCACGCGCGATGACTTTCCGGACGGCTATTGGCGCGATCTTTACGCCTGGTATGCCGCCGGCGGCATCGCCAACGTCGCCGCGTGGCTGCGCAATGTCGATCTTTCCGCCTTCGACGCGAAGGCGCCGCCGCCCAAGACCGCGGCCTGGCACGACATCGTGGCGGCGAACCGGGCGCCGGAAGACGCCGAGATGGCCGACGCCATCGAGGTACTCGGCAATCCGCCCGCGCTCACGATAAGCCAGCTCGCCAATGCCGCCAGCAGCGTCTCCTTCCGCGACTTCCTGACCGACCGCCGCAACGCGCGGCAAATCCCGCATCGGCTCGAAGCCGCTGGCTACGTCGCCGTGCGCAATCCCGCCGATGTCCGGGACGGTCAATGGAAGATCGGCGGCAGGCGCCAGATGATTTATGCGCGAAAAGAGCTGGCGATCCGGGAGCGGATCGCCGCCGCAACCAGCCTCGTCCATCGGTGATGTCGGTGAAGTCGGTGATTCTCTATCTCCATTATTTTCCCCCTCACGCGCGCGCGCTTTTTGCAATTTGCAAGCAGGGAGCGAGAAAAGATTTCGTAGATAATAGAGATACGGAATCACCGACTTCACCGACATCACCACCCGGTGCCGCCATCGACGGCCATTGGCCGCAACGCGACGTTATTCGTAACAATACCGCGCGGTTCCTCTTGGGCGATTTCGTATGCGGGGGGCGAAGGCGCGGCCCTTCGCCGTTCTGCGGAGGCACAAATGCCTAAACTAGCGGCAGGCGCCAGGGTTGACTCACAAACAGGCGCCGTCACCAAGGCGGCGTTCGCCGAACGTGTCGGGCTCACGCGCGGGCGCATCTCGCAACTGATCGCGCAAGGGCTTCCGGTCTTGCCTGACGGCCGGATCGAAGTCGAGGCCGGCCTGCGCTGGATGGAGGACAACCTCGATCCCGACCGGCGCGGCAAGGGCGGTGTCGCCGGCGCCACGCCCTCGCTCGCGGAAGCGCGCCGCCTGCACGAAATCGTCAAGGTCCAGCGCGCTAAGCTCGCCCTCGAACGCGAGCGCGGCGATCTCGTGAACCGATCCGCCGTGAAGGTCGCGGTGTTCGCCCGCGCCAAGGCCGAGCGCGATGCCCACATGGCGTGGGTCGCGCGCGTGACGCCGCTGCTTGCCGCCGAGCTCGGCGCCGATCCGGCGCGTACCTTCGCCGCCCTCGACCGGCTCATGCGCGAGCATCTTGTCGATCTTGCGCGCATCCCATTACCGGAGCTGCGCGATGGATGAGGTCGCCGCCTGGGTCGATGAAATTTGGCGCGAGGGCGCGGCGCCCGAGCCGCCGTTGACCGTCTCGCAATGGGCGGACGAGCACCGCATCCTGCCCGATCTGTCCGCCGAGCCCGGCCGCTGGCGCACCGCCCGCACGCCCTATCTCCGCGAGATCATGGATTGCCTTTCGGCGCGCGATCCAACCGAGCGCGTGGTGTTCATGAAGGGCGCGCAGCTCGGCGGCACCGAGGCCGGCCTGAACTGACTCGGCTATGTCATCCACCATGCGCCCGGGCTGATGCTCATGGTGCAACCGACCATGGACGCGGTGCGGCGCAATACCTCGACGCGCGTCGATCCGATGATCGCCGCGTGCCCGGCGCTGCGCGAGCGCGTCGCCGAACCCGGCAAGAAGGAGCCGGGCAACAGCCAATTCCGCAAGCTCTTCCCCGGCGGGCAACTCGTCATGGTCGGCGCCGCCTCGGGCGTGGGCCTGCGCTCAACGCCGGCGCGCTATCTCTTCCTCGACGAGGTGGACGCCTATCCCTCCGACGTGTCGGGCGAAGGCGACCCGGTCGCGCTCGCCATCCAGCGCACGGTCACCTTCCGCGGCCGGCGCAAGATCGTGCTCGTCTCGACGCCGACCTTGAAAGGCTTCTCGCGCATCGAAGCGGCTTATGAGGAATCGGACAAGCGCATCTTCGAGGTGCGCTGCCCGGATTGCGGCAGCTACGCGCCGATCACCTGGGCGCAGATTCAATGGCCGGAAGGCCGGCGCGACCGCGCGCACCGCGTCTGCCCGGACTGTGGTTCGGTGCACGAGGAGCACATGAAGCCGGCGCTGCTCGCTTCGGGCCGCTGGCGCGCGACCGCCACCGGCGACGGCAAGACCGCCGGCTTCCATCTGTCGAGCCTCTATTCGCCGTTCGAGACCTGGGCCGAAATCGCCATCGAGCACGGCCAGGTTCATTGCGACCCGGCGCGGCTTCAGGTCTGGACCAACACCAAGCTCGCCGAAACCTGGGAGGACCAGGCCGGCGAGGTGATCGACGCCGAGCCCTTGATGGCGCGCCGCGAGGATTGGGGAGGATTGCTGCCCGAGCGCGTCGCGGTGCTCACCGCCGGCGTGGACGTGCAAGGCGATCGGCTCGAACTGCACGTGATCGGCTGGGGCCGCGACGAGGAAGCCTGGTCGATCGACTATCGCGTGATCTTCGGCGATCTGTCCGGCCCGCGCGTGTGGACCGATCTCGATACGGCGCTCGCCGCCACCTATCCGCACGCGCGCGCCGTCGCCGATCTTGTCATCCGCGCGGTCGCGGTCGATACCGGCGGGCAGCACACCAAGGCCGCTTACGAATATTGCCGCACGCGGCTTCATCGCCGCATCTGGGCGATCAAGGGCCGCGGCGGACCGGGCCTGCCGCTCTGGCCGCGGCGGCCCTCACGCACCAAGGGCAAGGCGCCGCTGTTCGTCATCGGCGTCGATGCCGCCAAGGACGCGCTGTTCGCGCGGCTTCGCCTCACCGAACCCGGACCCGGCGCGCTGCATTTCCCGATGGAACGCGATGCCGAGTTTTTCCGCCAGCTCACCGCCGAGCGCGTCGTCACGCGTTTCGAGCGCGGCCGACCGATCCGGCTCTGGCAACCGCGCCGCGAAGGCGAGCGAAACGAGGCGCTCGATACCACCGTCTATGCCATGGCCGCGCTGCACGGCCTCATCAGCATGGGGTTGCGGCTCAACGCGGAAGCCGACGCCATGGGCGCGGCGCCCACGAAGGGCGCGCCGGCGCCCGGCCGGCCAGCCGAGCCGCCGCGCGTGATCCGGTCGCGGTGGATGGGGTGAAATCTGCGCATTGGCAACTGTTGCCAAAATCGCTATCTTTCAGGGGAATCAGAGAGATTGGACCGATGCCGACCCGCAATATCAACCTCACGCCCGAGCAGGACGCCTTCATCGACGACATGCTCAAGAAGGGCGAATACGCGAACGCCAGCGAGGCGCTGCGCGACGCGATCCGCGCGCTGCAACAGCGGCGCGCGATCGACGCGCTCAAGCTCGAACGCCTGCGCCGCAGCATCGATGCCGGGCTCGCCGACCTCGAACGCGGCGACTACGAGGAGGTCGATGACGCCGACCTTGAAGCCTGGCTCGATCGCCTTGTCGAAGCGCGCTGATCCTCCATGGCGCGCTACCGGCTCACTAGGTCGGCAAGACGCGATATCGATTCCCTCTTGCGCACGAGCGAGGAACGGCATGGGCGCGAGGCGCGTATCCGCTACGCCGCGCTGCTGCTTGCCGCGATGCGCCGCGTCGCCGAGGACCCGCAGGGGCGCTCGACTTCGGACCGCAGCGAGCTGCGCCCCGGCATTCGCAGTTTCCACATCCGCCACAGCCGCGACGAGAGTCGCGAGGCGCCGGTGGGGAACCCGGTGCATGTGATCTTCTATCGCGCGGTGCGGCCGGGCCTCGTCGAGATCGTGCGCGTGCTGCATGATCGCATGGAGCCGAGGAGGCATGTCAGCTCGGCGCACGAAATTGGAAATGAGTAATGCCACCAAGAAGCGACACCCAGACCGACGCTCTCAATGACTCGCATGTTGCCGAGGCCATCAAGCGCGGGTTGATAGAAATCAAGGGTGACCGGATCACCTATAATCTCGGTACAAAGAAAACCTACAACTGGGCTGACCCGGAAGAGTGGGTGCGCGCGAGAACAGTTGCATTTCTTATTGTCGCGCGCGGATATCCCATCAACCGCATACGGACCGAGGTCCAAGTACCGCGTCGTACGCCCAGCGATTTTGCCGACATCGTCGTTTATCGGGATGACAGGTGCCGCGATCCTTATTTGGTCGTCGAAAACAAATCTATCGGTCAAACCGCTGCGGCCCGCAAGCAATGGATCGAGCAGGCCTTTGGAAACGCAAATTCTCTGCGCGCTCCCCTTGTCCTCTATGACGAGCACGTCGAGTCCCGGTTCTATGACGTTGCGAATTATCCGCCTGGCGAGCGAGTTGAGAACCTCCGGGGCGGCCGAGACGCAATCCCGGCACAATACGGCGATGTTCCGGAGTTCCCGCACATCGCGGGGCAGGACGGCGATATCGCTCCGGCCAAACCAAGCTTCATCGAGGGTCGCATTCGGCGGGCACACTCGATCATTTGGTCGGGCGGCAAGCGCGATCCCCTGACGGCATTCGATGAATGGAGCAAGCTTCTCTTCGCGAAGGTTATCGACGAGCGCACGACGCCCACCGGCCAGCCTCGCAGGTTTCAAGTTGGCTCGAACGAAACTACTGCGTCTGTCTCAAACCGAATCCATCAGCTATTTGCCGATGCATGCGAGGAAGACCCAACCATCTTCCGCGATGGCATCCGCATAAATCTGCCGGATCGGAAGATCTTTGAGGTTGTTTCGGCGCTTCAGTCAATCAGCTTCACGGGCACCGACGTCGATCACATCGGCGTCGCATTTGAAAGCTTCTTTGGGTCCGTATTTCGCGGCGAGCTCGGCCAATACTTCACCATGCGGCAACTCGCCCGGTTCACGGTCGCGATGCTCGACATCAACCACAACCATTTCGTGCTCGATCCGACCGCAGGTAGTGGGGGATTCCTGCTGGAAGTGCTTCTGCAAGTATGGCACGCCGTGGATCGAGACTTCCGAGGACAGCGCCAGGACCACATTGATCGGATTAAGACCGACTTTGCTCTGACTAAGGTCTACGGAATTGAAATTCACGAAATTCTGGCGCGGATTTGCAAGATAAACCTCTTGCTTCATCATGACGGTCACACAAACATCGAGGGCGATCGTTCGTGCCTCGATAGTACATTCACCAAGCCACGCTTAGCGGAGCCACGGGGGCGTTTTCACCGCGTGGTCGGAAATCCACCATTTGGTGATGAAGTTCCCGAAGGCGATGAAGACCATCTTGGGTCGAATACGTTGGCCAGTTTCGATGTTGCCAAGGGTCGTGATGCTGTCGATTCGGAGCACGTCATCCTTGAGCGATCGATCAAGTTCCTCGATGGTGGCGGCCGCTTGGGCCTCGTGCTACCAGACGGGCTTTTCAATAACCAGGGAGAAATTTCCAATTGTCCGCGCGTCCGCAGGTACTTGGCTGAGAACGGGTTCATTGAGGCGATCGTCTCGTTGCCGGACTATGCGTTCCGCAAATCGGGCGCCCAAAACAAGACCTCGATCCTCTTCTTCCGAAAATTCACAGATGCCGAGGCACGACGTTTTGCGAGCGCATTCGAAGCAGCGCAAAACGAAGGGCAAGAGGAATCGGACGCTATCGCCGCAGCATGGAGGGTCATGGATCACCACACGTTTCTCGCGGAGGCAAACCATGTCGGATACGCCCCCACCGGCGCGCCCTCCAACCGAAACGATCTCTATCGTGGCGAAGCCGGCGGCCGGCTATCAGACGATCAAGCGAACACTATTCTTGGTGAATACCGCCGGTTCAACGCCGAGCCCAAGGCATATTCCGGCTCGACACAGCCGGATTGCATGGCGGTGCCGTTCCATGAGTTGTGGAACGCGCACGCGAGTGACCGACTGGACCCGAAATATTTCCTGTTCAAACGAGAGGAGCGGACGATTACCCCGGATGGCTGGGTTCGTTTGCCGTTAAGTGAAGTCATGCGCAGGCGCGAGGATCAGATCGATCCGGCAGCTACACCGGACCAGCCGGTCGCCGTGATGACAATCGGGCAGAACGGCGAGATACGACCTCGCGAAGCCGGAAAAGGTAGGAACCCACCGGAATGGCTCGGCATGTATTTCGAGGATAGTCCGTCTCAATGGTTCGCAGCCAAAGCGCAGGATGTGGTTTTTTCTTCGATAGACCTTTGGAAGGGGTGCATCGCGGTAGTGCCGTCGGAATTTGATGGGGCGCTCGTAACAAAGGAATTTCCGATCTACGAAGTTGTCGATAACCGTCTCGACCCGGAGTTCGTGTCGTGCCTGCTTCGGAGCAGGTACTATCAGCGAGCATTTCGAGCAATCACGACCGGGCACAGCAATCGCCGGCGCACGCAGCGAGAAGACTTTGAAGCCCTCGAAATCTGCTTTCCGCCGGATCGGGAGGAACAAAAGCGACTGATTGCGGGCATTCAAGGGGCGCGGCTGAATCAGAGGCGTGCAGCCGCTTTGCTTCATGATGAGCTGCTTCGCTTCAGCGATATAATTGATGGACGCGGTACGGAGGAATTGCCAGAGTTAAATGGCGAACCGGTCGATGACGACAACGGTAGCCGCTGATGCTGGCACTTCGCTCCCAAACATTCCGAACTGGCCCGAATAGCCCTTCGCTCGCGCCCGCCCCATCCTTGCGGGCATGTGGTCGCGCCTCGCCTCGTTCCTCGGGCTTGCCCGCCGCCGCGCGTTTGACGCAGCCGGCGGCGGCCGGCGCTGGGAGGGCGCCAAGGGCATCGAGGCGCTGAACGCCTCGATCCTCGCAGGCGCCACCGCCGCTGCGCGGCGCGCCGCCTGGTACGCCCGCAACAATCCCTGGGTCGCCTCCGCCGTCCAGGGCCTTGTGGCAAACGCCATCGGTTCCGGCGTCAAGCCGCGCTCGATGCATCCCGATCCCGCCGTGCGCGACCGCCTGCACGCGCTTTGGAATCGTTGGACGGACCGCGCCGACGCGGCGGGCCTCACTGATTTCTACGGGCTCCAAGCGCTCGCGCTGCGGACGATGGTCGAAAGCGGCGAGAGCTTCGCGCGGTTGCGCTTCGCGGATGCCGACGACGGCCCGCCGCTCGCGATCGATATCCTCGACCGCGAGCAGGTGCCGACCGATCTGCATCGGGAAGTCGGTGCCGGCGCCCGTATTCGCGCCGGCATCGAGTTCGACGCCGCCGGCCGGCGCGCCGCCTATCATTGCTACGGCCATCGCCCGGGCGATGCGCTCGCGCCGATGGCGCTCGATACCGTGCGCGTGCCCGCCGCCGACATGCTGCATCTCTTCCAGCCGCTCGCGCCCGGGCAGCTGCGCGGGCTCACTTTGCTCGCGCCGATCCTGCTTCGCCTGCACGAACTCGACCAATACGAGGACGCCGCACTGGTGAAGGCCAAGGTGGCGGCGCTCTTCACCGGCTTCATCCGCGACCCGGACGGGACGGTCGCCGGCCTCAATGCCGGCGGCGCGGTCAACGGCGTGCTCAACGTCGGCATGGAGCCCGGAAGCCTCATTCCGCTGCCGCCCGGCGCCGATATCCAGTTCTCCGATCCGGCCGATCCCGGCGACTACGGCGCCTTCGTCAAGAACCATCTCCGCGCCGTCGCCGCGGGCCTCGGCGTGCCCTACGAGCTCGTGTCCGGCGACCTCGAAGGCGTCACCTATTCCTCGATCCGCGCCGGCCTCCTCGAGTTCCGCCGCCGCATCGAGCAGCTGCAATATTCGGTGATCGTCTTCCAGTTCTGCCGGCCGGTGTGGGAGCGCTTCGTGCGGCTTGCCGCGCTCTCGGGCGCGATCGACGCGCGCGGCTTCGATCGCGATCCGGCCGCCTTCCTTGCGGCCGAATGGCTCCCGCCGAAATGGGATTGGGTCGATCCGCTGAAAGATGCGCGCGCCGAGATCGAGCAAATCCGCTCGGGGCTCAAGAGCCGCAGCCAGTCGATCGCCGAGCGCGGCTACGATATCGAGGAAGTGGACGCGGCGATCGCCGCCGACCGCGCCCGCGAACAGCGCCTCGGGCTTTCCTTCGACCAAGTGGTTCCTGCGCAGGCGAAGGAGACGGCCGATGCCTGAGCTTTTCGTCCGCCGCGCCACCCTCGCGCCGCAGAGCGCCGATGCAGAGGCGCGCACCGTCGAGGCGGTGTGGACCACCGGCGCCGCGGTGCGCCGGCGCGATGCGGCCGGCGCCTATCTCGAACGCCTCTCGCTTGATCCTTCCGCCGTGGACCTGTCGCGCCTGACCGGCGCATCGGTGCTCGACGCCCACCGCCAGTCGGCCGTGCGTGACGTGCTCGGCACGGTGCGCGACGCCCGCGTCGATGGCCGGCAGGGCACCGCCGTCCTGCAATTCTCGGCCCGGCCCGAGGTCGAGCCGATCTGGCAGGACGTGCTGGCCGGCATCCTGCGCCATGTCTCGGTCGGCTACACGGTCGAGCGCTGGCGCGACGACACCGATCCGGCAACCGGCGAGCGCATCCGCACCGCCATCGCCTGGACGCCCATCGAAATCTCCCTCGTCCCGACGCCGGCCGATCCCGGCGCCACCATCCGCCAAGGAGGCACCATGCCCGAGACCGACAACGCGCCGGCGAACGAGCCGGCAACCCCGCCGCTCGACCCGATCGAGACGCGCGCGGCGATCAACGCCGAAATCCGCTCCATCGCCCGCATTGCCGGGCTCGGCAGCGAGTTCGCCGACGGGTTGATCGACAATGGGGCGACCGCCGACGAAGCCCGCCGTGCCGCCTTCGCAGCGCTCGCGGCGCGCGGCGGCGGCACCATCCGCACCGAACAGGTGCGCGTCGAAGTCGGCGACAGCCAGGACGATCCGGCCGTGCGCGCGCGGCACATGGGCGAGGCGCTCTATGCCCGCATCAATCCGCAGCACCAGCTGTCGGAGCCGGCGCGGCGCTACGCCTATGCGACCTGCGCCGAGATGGCGCGCGAACTTCTTGTCTTGCGCGGCCATCCCGTCACCGGGCTGTCGCCGGCAACCATCATCACGCGGGCGCTGCATACGACGAGCGATTTCCCGCTCATCGTCGGCGACACCATCGGCCGCACCTTGCGCGCCGCCTATCAGGCGGCACCCGCCGGCGTCCGCCGGCTCAGCCGCCAGACCACTGCGCGCGACTTCCGCACGGTGAACAAGATCATGCTCGGCGAGGCGCCGATGCTGGAGAAGCTCGACGAGCACGGCGAGATTCGCGCCGGCACCATGGCCGAGGCGAAGGAGGCCTACAAGGTCGAGACCTTCGCCCGCAAGATCGGCGTGACGCGGCAGGTACTCGTCAACGACGACCTCGGCGCCTTCGCCGACCTCGCCCGGCGCATGGGGCAGGCCGCGGCCGAAACCGAAGCGAGAGTCCTCGTCGATCTGCTCGAAGGCCCTTCGGGCAACGGCCCGACCATGAGCGACGGCAAGGCGCTGTTCCATGCCGACCACGGCAACAAGGCGGCCTCCGGCGGCGCCATTGCCGACGATACGCTTTCGGCCGCACGGCTTGCCATGCGCAGCCAGACCGGGCTTTCCGGCCAGCCGATCAGCGCCACGCCCAAGTATTTGCTCGTGCCGCCGGCGCAGGAGACGGCGGCCGAGAAGTGGCTTGCCACCATCGCCGCGGCGAAGGCCGCCGACGTGAACCCGTTCTCGGGCTCGTTGTCGCTGGTGGTCGAACCGCGGCTATCCAGCCCGACGCGCTGGTACGTTTCCGCCGATCCGGCCGAGATCGACGGGCTCGAATACGCCTATCTCGCCGGCGACGAAGGCCCGCAGGTGGAGACCAAGGCCGGCTGGGACGTCGATGGCGTCGAAATCCGCGTGATCCTCGATTTCGGCGCCGGCTTCATCGACTGGCGCGGCTGGTACGCCAACGCAGGCGCGTGATGGCAAGCGTGCCCGAACTCGAAGCCATGCGCGAAGCGCTCTTGAAGGCGCGCTTCGCCGGCGTGCGCACGGTCGAATACGACGGCCGCCGCGTCACCTATGCGAGCGACGCCGAAATGGCGGCGGCGCTCGCCGACCTCGACCGGCGCATCGCCGCGGCGTCCGCGCCGCGCGTGAGCCAGGTTCGCATCAGCTCATCGAAAGGAACGTGACGATGAAAAACTACATTCAGGAAGGCCGCATGATCACCGTTGCCGCGCCGGCCGGCGGCGTGACCTCGGGTGATGGAGTCGTGATCGGCGCGCTGTTCGGCGTCGCCAGCAAGACGCCGCGGCGGGCGAGACGGTGACCATCGCGACCACCGGCGTCTTCGACCGTCCGAAGCTTGCAAGCGCCGTCATCGCTGCCGGCGACAAGGTTTCCTGGGACGACGCCGCAAAGCAAATCAACGTGCCGGGCACCGACCGCTATCCGATCGGCATCGCCATCGAGGCGGCCGGCAACGGCGCGACCATTGTGCGCGTGCGGCTCGACGGGGTGGCGACCTCGGCGGCGTGATTTGTGGTCATTTCGCCGCTACCATGCGGTGTCATGGATTCGACGACACCAACTCAGGACCCGGAGGAAATCGCTTCCGTGCTCGAACGCGCCCGAGCGGCGGCTATCGAATATTATCGGCTGACTGGTAAGCCGCTGGGGATCACCGGAGAGATAGGCGAGTACGAAGCCGCGCGTTTGCTCGGCCTCAAATTGTCTGCGGCGCGGGAGGCAGGCTACGACGCCATCAATCCTGACGGCCATCGCTATCAGATCAAAGCCCGGTGCATCAACGAGAACGGGCTACGCAAATCGCAACGGCTCGGCTCAATCAAGCTCACGCACCCTTGGGATTCCGTCCTGCTCGTCATCTTGGATATGGATTTTCGCGCCACTGGCATTTGGCAAGCCAAGCGCGATGCTATTGCAGCCGCCATAGCGGCACCTGGAAGCAAGGCAAGGAACGAGCGCGGCGCTCTTGCGGTGAGCAAGTTCAAGAGCATCGGACGGAAGATTTGGCCAAGGTAGGATAATCAAGAGCGCACCGGCTCTTCGGGAGGTCCAAGTGGCGGCAATGCTATTCTGCAATATCGGCTGGATGAGCCGCTATGAGGGTCTCGCTGGCAAGCCCGACAGAATCGTGGGCGGCGGGAAATGGGTGACCGAGAACGAGACCGGCAACGAAGTCTGCAATTTCCTGGCTTGCCGCGATGGCTACGTCTACGGGCACGTAGAAACTATTCACGGAAGAAAGGACCGAAAAATCCGCATCGAAGCAGTCGGCGGAAGCGGGGACCGCGTCGATGGCAGGGACGTGGTTTGGACGGCAACCGATCCGGACGAAGGTGGTCGAAAGGTTGTCGGCTGGTATCGAGACGCGACCATATTCCGTGAGCGGCAGGAGTTTGCGGACCCTCCCTCTCGGCAACATGCGCGGGACAAGATCGAAAGCTACCGCATTCGTGCGTTGGCGAAGGACGTGCGCCGCCTTGATCTTGAAGAGAGGACCTTGGTCCTGGGTCGTGGCCCTGGCTGGATGGGGCACACGCCGTGGTGGGCGCCGTCCGATGAGAGCCCGCCCGAGGTCCGCAGGTTCGTAAAACGAACGCGCGAACTATTGGACGGATTGCCGGGTCCGAGCGGGAAAAGGCCGAGCGGCGGCAAACCGGGGCGGAACAGTCCCGGTGCAGCCGGTGATCCCTATCTGCGATACGTGGAAGCGTATGAAGTCCGCATCACCCCGAGGCACAGCACGCTGCAGTCCCAATTTGAGCGCTTCCTTACGAGCAACGGTGCAACTGAACTCCGGCCGAATGTGGCAAGCATTGACCTCCGCTATCGAGACAGCGGCAAGGGTGCGGTCCTCGCGGAGATCAAGCCTTGCGATCGTGCAAACACCCGATATGCGATCCGAACCGCAATCGGGCAGCTCCTCGACTATCGGCAGCGCGCGAAGGAGCACGCATGTCTCTTGATCGTTCTGGAGACAAAGCCGAATGACGAGGATCGACTCCTTGCGACTTCGAATGGCTTTGGCATCGCGTATCCAGCCAAGAGCAAATTCGAGGTTGTCTGGCCGGCCCAGTGACGGCTGGCGGTTCCGAGCCGCTCGGCGCCAATGGCCGCCATGGATTTTGTTGACTCGTTGTTGACTCGGCCCGTTTCGGGCGAGGAGCCCAAAAATGCAAAAAGCCGCCAAGCCATTGATTTGGCGCCGTTATTTTGGTTGCGGGGGTAGGATTTGAACCTACGACCTTCAGGTTATGAGGGTCGTCCGCGGGCGCGATTTTCCCAAATACTTCAATTCGTTAGGCTAGATCGACGCGTCGCGTGTCGCTCACGTGTCGCGCGGATGTGCCGCAAGTGATTGGGAATGAATGGGAATCCTCGTCAGCCGAGGAGCCGCGCCTCGACCTGGGCCATGGCGCGCTGGTGGTCGGGCGTCGGGAACAGATGGCCATAGCGCTCCATGGTCATCTGCACGGAGGAGTGCCCGGCGAAGGTCATCACCTCCTTGATCGAGAAGCCCTGCTCGATCCACAGCGACACGGCGAAATGGCGCAGGTCGTGCCAGCGCATCTCGATCTTCAGTTCGGCGCAGTGCGGTTTGAAGCGGCGCTTGAGGATGTTCATGTGGTCCTGCACGCCGCCGATCGAGTTCGGGAAGACGAGGTCGAGTTCGCCCTTCGGGCAGCGCAGGCGCCAGCGGCGCAGGGCGTTGAGCACCATCGGCCCGGCCGGCACGTCGCGCATGCCGGCGGCCGATTTCGGCTCGCCGATGGTGTTGTAGGCGTCGGCCCGCTGGCGGACGCGCACGAATCCTTCCTCGAAATCGACGTCCTGCCAGCGCAGGCCGCGAAGCTCCGATGCGCGCAGGCCGCAGAGGGCCGAGACGATCAGCATCGGCTTGAAGTCCTCGTCGGCATGGTCGATCAGATCGCGGATGGTCTGCTTCGCCGGCACCGGCACCTTGTACTCGATCCGGGTCGAGCGGATGATGCGCACGCCCTGGGCCGGATTGACGAACATCTGCCCGTTGTCGATGGCGTGGTTGAGCAGAAGCTTCAGCACCGACAGCGTGCGCCGGGTGAGATGCTCTGAGCGACCGGTGTCGAGAAGCTTGTCGCGGAACTCGTTGACGCGCCGGCGCGTGAGCCGTGACAGGCGCACGTCGCCGATGCCGATCTCGGCATCCTCGATGTGAAGGCGGACCTTGTCCTTGTAGTCGCGCAGGGTCGCCCGCTCCATGCGGCGGCCGGTCTTGCAGCGAATCTCGCAGTGCTCCAGCCACGCCTTGGCGGCTTCCGAGACGGTAATGCTCTCGGCGTCCGCCAGATACGTCCCGTTGGCGACCAGCGGGCGGACCTTCACCAGATAGGCGTCGGCGTCCTTCCGCCGCGGGAACAGCTTCGCCCGGCGCCGCCCGGCCTGGTCGGTGAACTCGACCTGCCAGCGGGTGAGGCCCGAGGGAAGCGTGCGTTTGCGGATGGCTGCCAACGAAAATCCCTGCAATTCCAGTGCTTTGACTGGTGCGACAGTGCCATTGGTGCCCCGCGGAGTGAAGTTCTACAAGCCGCCCGCATAGAGACCGTTGACGCACCGTATAAACTCGCTTATAAAGGACCGTATACGATGCGTCAACGCTGGAGGCAGCCATGGCTGAACGGCTCAATGTTCATCAGATGTGTAAGGCGGCGTCGGTGACCCGCACGCAGTTCAACCAGTGGATCGCGCGGGGCTATTTCGTGCCGGAGGAGGAGCCGGTGAGCGGCAAGCCGCGATCCTTCTCCTTCAAGGAGGCAGTCGTGCTCGGCACCTTCGCCGAGCTGGTTCGGCTGGGCATCCCGCACGATGTGGCGGCCCAGCACTGCCGGAACCTGCACGGCTTCAGGGACGAAGCGGCGCTGCTCATGATCTATCAGGGTCCGGTCGAGCTGATTCCCACTTCGGAACGCGGCTCGGTGCTGCCAGGCAGTGGCAGCGGCATGAAGTTCTATGATCCCGATCGGCCGCCGTTCGGGAGCGAGATCATCCGCCTCTCGCAGCTTGCGGCCTACGCCGCCAATCGCGATGTGCGCTCCCTGGCGGTCGTCAACCTCAATCACGTCGAGGAGCGGGTGAAGGCGGCGCTCGAGGCCGCGCCTGCGGAGTCCCAGTGAGGAGGCTCCGATGCACCAAGCCGAACCCACCACCCTGGCCGACGATCTGCTGCGCGGCGCCGATGCCATCGCCGAGTTCGTGTTCGGCAGCGCCAAGCACCGACGCAAGGTCTATTACCTCGCCACCGAGGCGAAGCTGCGCATGCCGGTGTTCCGGATCGGCTCGGTGATCTGCGCCCGCAAGTCGACGCTGATCGAGTGGATCGAGCGCCAGGAGGGCATCCGATGAGAATCGCTCCTGCGCTCATCATTCCCGACGAGCATGTCGAGATCGGCAATGCCCTCAAGCATTGCCGGCCGATGCTGATGCTGCTCATGCGGCGCACACCGCCGAGCTCGCACATCCATCGCGATGCCGCCCGGGCCATCGACGTGCTCGACCGGCTGCGCACGCGGCTCGACTGCCATCTGCATCTCACGGTCGCCGCCACCCGCGATCCGCGCCAACTCCTGTCGTCCGTCTACTCTGGCAATAGGTGGCTCGTATGGCGCGAGTACGATCCCGACGAGATGGACCGGGACGATTTCGCCGCCTGGGCGCTCGACAGGTGATCGCATGCTCGCCGGCCTGCTCGACCATGCGCGGCTCTATCTCGGGCTCGGTTTCGCCGTGCTGCCGCTGCACTTCCCGTTCCAGCGCGAGGGCAGGCTCGAATGCTCCTGCGGCCGTAAGGATTGCCGGCAGCCCGCCAAGCATCCCTTCGGGCGGCTGGTGCGGAACGGGCTGAAAGACGCGAGCAAGGACCCGGCATCGGTCGAAGGTTGGTTCACCAAGACCCGCTTCAACATCGCGGTCGCCACCGGCGCGCCGAGCGGCATCATAGTGCTCGACATCGATCCGCGCCATGGTGGCGACGAGACTCTGGCCGACCTCGAACGCGAGCACGGGCACCTGCCCGCCACCTGGCGCTTCCTGACCGGCGGTGGTGGCGAGCACGTGCTGTTTCGGCATCCAGGACGCAGCGTGGCCAACAGCGCCGGCGCCCTCGGACCGGGCATCGACGTGCGCGGCGACGGCGGTTACATCGTCGCCCCGCCCTCCCTGCATATCTGCGGACGCCCCTACGCCATCTCCGTCGATCACCATCCCGAGGACGTGCCGCTTGCCGACGCGCCCACGTGGTTGCTCGAACGCATCACCGCGACCAGGACGGCGGACAAGGCCCGCAAAGCCGCCCAGTGGCGAACCCTGGCGCGCGACGGCGCCATGAATGGCGAGCGCAACGTCACCATCGCCCGCCTCTCCGGCCTCCTGCTCGGCCGGCGCATCGATCCGCATGTCTGCCTCGATCTGATGCTCGCCTTCAACGCCACGCGTTGCCGGCCACCGCTGCCGGAGGACGAAGTGGTGGCGACCGTCGCCAGTATCGCCCGTCGCGAGCTCGCCAGCCGAGCTGCGCGGCGCGAGGGAGGCGGGCATGGGTGATGTCCACGACCTCCTCGACGCGATGCTGAAGCGCGGCCGGCAGCCGGACGAGCCAGAGGAGGCCATCGACCGGCCCATCGAGTATGCCGACGAATCGCTGGCGCTGCGCTTCACCGCCCAGCACGAGCACGATCTTCGCTACGTCCACCTCTGGGGCCGCTGGCTCAGATGGGACGGCAGGCGCTGGCGCACCGACGAGACGCTGGAAACGTTCGATCTCGCCCGCGCCATCGCCCGCGCCGCCTCGGCCGAGATCGTCGAGCGCAACGGTCCGGCCAAGGTCGCATCGAGCGTTGCCAGCGCCAAGACCGTCGCCGCCATCGAGCGGCTCGCCCGCGCCGATCGCCGCCATGCCACGCGCACGGAGGACTGGGACGCCGATCCGTGGCTCCTCAACACGCCGGGCGGCACGGTCGATCTCAGGACCGGCAGGCTGCGCCCACATGCGCGCGAGGACCTGATCACCAAGATCACCGCCGTGGCGGCCGGCGGCGAGTGTCCGCTGTGGCTCGCCTTCCTTGACCGCGTGTTCCGCTCCGACCAGGAGCTCATCGCCTTCGCGCAACGCATGCTCGGCTACAGCCTGACCGGCTCGATCCGCGACCACGCGCTGTTCTTTCTCTATGGCACCGGCGGCAACGGCAAGGGCGTCTTCCTCAACACCTGGCACAAGATCATGGGCGATTATTCCTGCATCGCCTCGATGGAGACCTTCGTCGCCTCCAAGACCGAACGCCACCCGACCGACCTCGCTATGCTGCGCGGCGCCCGCGCCGTGATGGCACAGGAGACCGAGGAGGGGCAGCGCTGGGCGGAATCGCGCATCAAGGCGCTGACCGGCGGCGACGCCATCTCGGCCCGCTTCATGCGCCAGGACTTCTTCACCTTCGAGCCGGCCTTCAAGCTGATGATCGCCGGCAATCACAAGCCGTCGTTGCGCAATGTCGACGAGGCGGTGCGACGGCGCTTCAATCTCGTGCCCTTCACCGTCACCATCCCGAAGGCCGAACGAGATCCCAACCTGCCTCAGAAGCTCGAGGCCGAGTGGCCGGGCATCCTCGCCTGGGCCATCGAAGGCTGTCTCGAATGGCAGCGCATCGCGCTCGCCCCGCCGCCCGCGGTGCTCGACGCGACCGAAGGCTATCTCGCCGACGAGGACGCCATTGGCCGCTTCCTCGACGAGCGCTGCGAAGTAGGCGACATGCTGGCCATGGAGGAGGTCAAGGAGCTGTTCGCCTCCTGGCGCGACTGGTGCAACGCCACCGGCGAGTATGCCGGCTCGACCAAGCGCTTCAGCCAGAACCTGGAGACGCGCGGCTTCCAGCGCATCCAGCATCCGAGCAATCGCCGCGCCTGCTTTGCCGGCATCCGACTCGTTGTGCGCGGCGCGACCGACTGGAGCGACTTCAATGCCGCCTGAGCCGCGCCGCGAAGGGATCGAAGGCATGCTCCCATATCAAGCGTTTCGCGCGCGTGCGCGCGCGCGAACGCCCCATATGGACCGTTCCCTTCGATCCCTTCGCACCGGCATCACTGTCGGAGTCGTTGGCAACGATCCGCACAGATTGGCGATGACCGGCAGCGCGGCGGTTCCTCCTGGGCCGATCCGTATGCGGGGAAGCCTGGCGCGACGCGTCGCCAGCGTGAGGGCGCGTCATGCCTAAACTCGACCGCGCCGAGTCCAAGACCGCCTTCGCCGCCCGGGTCGGCCTCACCAAGGGCCGCATTTCGCAGCTCGTCGCCGAAGGTCTGCCCGTGCGGCCCGACGGCCGGATCGATGTCGAAGCCGGGCTCGCCTGGATGGAGCGCAACCTCGATCCCTCCCGGCGCAACAAGGGCGGCTCGTCCAGCATCGCGGCCGGCACGCCGTCCGTCGCCGAGGTGCGGCGCATGCTGCTCCTGGTCCAGGTCCAACGCGCACGCCTTGCCTACGACAAGGAGCGTGGGCGGCTGATCGACGCCGATGACGCCACCGCCACCATCTTCGCCCGCGCCCGGGCCGAGCGCGACGCGCACCTCGCCTGGGTGCAGCGGGCCGCACCGCTCATCGCCGCCGAAACCGGCGCCGATCCGCGCGTCGCCTTCGCCGTGCTCGACCGGCTGATGCGTGAGCATCTCGAACATCTCGCCGACACGCCGCTCGGGAGCCTGCGCGATGCTGGTTGAAGCCGACGACGCCTGGCGGCGCGGCATCCGCCCGGAGCCGCCGATCACCGTGTCGGAATGGGCCGACCGGCACCGCGTGCTGCCCACCACCTCGGCCGAGCCCGGCCGCTGGCGCACCGCGCGCACGCCCTATCTCCGCGCCGTCATGGACGCGCTCTCGGCATCGAGCCCGTTCGAGCGCGTCGTGCTGATGAAGGGCGCGCAGACCGGCGGCACCGAGGCGGGCCTGAACTGGCTCGGCTACATCATCCAGAACGCGCCCGACATCGTCATGATGGTGCAGCCGTCCCTCGACATGGTGAGGCGCAACACCACCGTGCGCATCGACCCGCTGATCGAGGCCACACCGGCGCTGCGCGATCTGGTCGCGCCGCCGCGCTCGCGCGATGCCGGGAACAGCCTGTTCCGCAAATCCTTCCCCGGCGGTCAGCTGGTCATGACCGGCGCCAACTCCCCCGTGGGGCTGCGCTCGACGCCAGTACGCTACCTCTTCCTCGACGAGGTGGATGGCTATCCGGGCGATGCCGATGGCGAGGGCGATCCGGTCGATCTCGCCATCCAGCGCACCGCCACCTTCCGCGGTCGGCGCAAGATCTTCATGGTGTCGACGCCGACGCTGAAAGGCTACTCCCGCATCGAGGCAGCCTTCGCCGAGTCCGATCAACGGTATTTCCATGTGCCGTGCCTCGCCTGCGGCGACATGGCGCCGATCACTTGGGCGCGCATCCGCTGGCCCGATGGCAAGCGCGATCAAGCCCACCTCGTCTGCGAGGCCTGCGGCTGCATCCACCATGAGCACGACAAGCCGCGCCTCATGGAAGCCGGCGAATGGCGCGCAACGGCGCAGGGCGATGGCCGCACCGCCGGCTTCCATCTCTCGGCGCTCTATTCGCCCTGGGAGACCTGGGCCGAAATCGCCATCGAGCACGGCCGGGTCATGAAGGACCCGCCGCGCCTTCAGGTCTGGGTCAACACCAGGCTCGGCGAATCCTGGGAGGACCAGGCCGGCGACACCGTGCCCGCCGATCCGCTGATGGCACGGCGCGAGGACTGGGGCGAGGAGCTGCCCGCCGGTGTCGCCGTGCTCACCGCCGGTGTCGATGTGCAGGGCGACCGCATCGAGGTGCAGGTTGTCGGCTGGGGCCGCGACGAGGAGGCCTGGGTGATCGACTACCGCGTGCTGTGGGGCGATCCATCAGGCCCGCGCCTGTGGTCGGACCTTGACCACTTCCTGCGCACGACCTTCACCCATTCGCGTGGCGTTGCCGATCTGCCGATCCGCGCCGTCGGCGTCGACACCGGCGGCCACCACACCAAGATGGCCTACGAGTTCTGCCGCACGCGGCTTGCCCGCCGCGTCTGGGCGATCAAGGGCCGCGGCGGCACCGGCATTCCGGTCTGGCCGCGGCGGCCGACCCGCGCCAACCGAGGCAAGATTCCGCTGTTCATCGTCGGCGTCGATGCGGTGAAGGACGCAGTCTATGCCCGTCTCAATCTCGCCGAGCCCGGGCCCGGCGCCATCCACTTCCCGCGCCGGCTCGATGCCGAGTACTTCCGCCAGCTCACCGCCGAGCGCGTCGTCACCCGGTTCGAGCGCGGCCGCCCCATCCGCTCCTGGCAGCCCAAGCGCGACGGCGAGCGCAATGAGGCGCTCGACACCTTCGTCTACGCCCACGCCGCGCTTCACGGCCTGATCAGCATGGGCCTCAGGTTGAACGAGGAAGCCGACGCCGCCATGGCAGCGGGGCGCAAGGGCGAGGCGCCGGTGGCGAAGCCCGCCAGCGCGCCGATCATCCGGTCGGCGTGGATGGAATAATCCGCACCCATCTCCCTCAAATGTACCCCGGTATTCTGCGGTACACATTGGCTCGGGCGATGAACTCGGGTTTAGGGCGCTGGCCAGCATCGTGCGGCAGGTGAATAGGCTTATCGAGAAGCGTGGATAGGGTGTCCAGCCCAGCATCGAGGCTTTCAGCTGCCAACTGTTCGGCCCGTTCTGGGTTCAAGCGCATTACGAGCTGGGTGTCGAGATAGATGAGGCAGTTGTCGTAGGCGCGGTGCAGAGTTGGGGCGAGCGCGATGCCGTTGCTGACGTGATCGCTGCTGCCTTCTGCCGGCACGGGTAGAATGTGCGCGGCTTCCACCAGCCTCATCTGCGCGCGGGTAACAGCGCACCTGTTGTCATAGGCATTGAGAACGGCCTTGCGGAAATTGGCGTTGCGGCTGTAGCGGCTGACTTCGGTGACGATCCTTTGCCGTTCGGCGCTTAAGTGGTCGATTGATGAATCGATCTGCTGCGCGGGATCGGTCGCCTTTGTTAGAAGCGCCTTGACCTCGGCTTCGGGTCCGTATTTGTGCAGCAGCGCTGCCGATATGACGTAGTTGACAAGCTGATCAGGCCTCACCCCGACGGCGATTTCATCATTGGTCTTGGTGTGGAAGGACAAGCCCGTTTGCAGGGCCTGGTGCAACGCGTTGATATTGATCTGTACGGACGACGACCCCGGCGTAAAAATTCGATGCTTGGCAAGATCGAAGCCGGCGAACAGGTGCAGATCGGGATGGTAGCCCATCAGGACCGTGTACCCCGCCGGGTTCGACGCCAAAGGCGATTCAACAGATGTCATCTGAATCCGGAATTCATCCGGCAGCGTGTCCCGGCCTCCAGGCGTAAGCGTCCAGATATACATCCAGACGGAGAAGGAATTGCCAAGATACTCCACGGCGAACCGGCGCGGATGCGTCTGAAGCTTTTCGGAAAGGAAGAACGCGGCGGCGCCCGAGCGCTGAAACCCGTCCATGATGGCGCCGACAAGTGCGGAGGGACTGACGGCAGGCATGGGCTACTAATCCGGCGTATCTGCAGATGTCGCCACCGCTGCCGCGCGCGAATGGCCGGTGCCGACCCGGCCGTTTGCTTTGCCCAGGCGGTGCTTGCCGTTGCCCACCGACGACGGACGCTTCTGGCCGCCATCTTTCGCAAGCGCCTCTCCGTCATGGCCGTTCCACAGAATGCCAGGCCGTGGCACGCGGTAGAAATTTGATGGGTCTTGGGGATCGGCGACAGGCTTCCCGTTCTCCTTTGGGCTGCGCACAAAGCGACCCAGGGCCGCCTCGCAGTATTCGGGCAGAAGCTCAACGCATTCCCAGCGCCGGTCGATGCGCTCGCACACTTCGCCGGTGACGCAGCTGCCCGCAAAAGGGTCAACGACAAGATCGCCGGGATCGGTCAGCATTCGGATGAAATATTCCGGTAATTCTGCTGGATACCGCGCGGGATGCGGCTTCAATCCGCGTTCTTCACAGTAGCGCAGATAGAAGCTGTTGCTCTCGGTATTTGGGATCGCGATGAGGTTCGGCGGGATGGCGGCACCATTGTCGATGCTGAACTTCTCACTGATATCATGTCCTGACGGCCGCTTCTTGGCTCTGTACCCCTTCGCCAGAAGTTCGTTCATGCTCGGGCTGTAGGGCTGGAGCACGCGCCGGTTGCTGGCTTTCGGCCATGGCGTCTTGGAGAGCCACCAAACGGTGTTTATCGCATCCTTTACGCGCACGCGGCGCACCGTCACCCACTCCGCCGGGGTCGGCAGCCGGGACGGATTCCACCAATAGAAATCCTGCGCGAGGTGAAAGCCGAACTCGTCGCACAGCATGATGAGAAGTTTGAAATGGTACAGGTTGCGCGTCGGATAACCCTTGTTCCACGCGCCGCCGATGTCGATAACAAGGCTGCCGGAGTCTTTCAGGACGCGCTTAAAGGCTTTGGCGAACGGCTTGAACCATTCGACATATTCGTTCGCTTCCACATTGCCGTAGTCCTTCTTGCGGACGAGTCCGAAAGGCGGGCTGGTCATGATGAGGTCCACCGAGCGGTCGCCGTAGCCGGCCAGAACGTCCAGGCTATCGCCGCAGACGATGCGCCCGAGTTCCGTTTCATAGAAAGCCGGACGCCCGTGTCCGTTGGTTCGCCTGCGCCTTGTTCTTTCCGTCATGCCGCCCCCCTTCATATCTCTAACTTTTTCAGGTCCATCGCGTGCCGCGCTTCGCGGCCAAATACGTCGACAATCGCCGCAGGGCGCGCTTCAATCAGAGAGAGGTCGCCGCGATCTATCATCACCACGCACAGGTTTGAGTCCGTCATGATCTTGTTGGCGTAGCGGCGTGCCTCGCCGCCGATCTCACCGGTCGAGACCATGACGATCACATTGCTCTTGAGGAAATGCGTGAGCCCGACCTCCTTGGCTACGTCGTCGAGCGACACCCGCGCCGTGTTCTTGCACTGAACCTGCCAGCGCGAGAAGACAAGGCGCGCGCCCTCGAAAATCACGTCTACTTCCGCGCCGCCGGTGGCAGTACCGCGCAGGCGGGTTGCGACATAGGTGAGATCAATCAGCCGCATTAGCTTGAAGGCGAGCGCCTCAAGCGCAAGGCCGCGGATGTGGCGGTCCTCTGAACCCAGTTCCTCGCGGATTTCCTTGAGGGGTTTGCGCAGCAACGGCCGCAGATCGGCTTGGGTCTGCCGTTCCAGCTGCTCCAGAAGCGGCGCGATGAGGTCTGCGGTGAATTTCGCGGTTGTCGTGACTAGGAACGGCTTCGCGCCGCGGCCCGCCGCCTTGGTGCCGCGCTTGAGCATGATGTAGCCCGCCTTCTCCAGCGGATAGAGAACCTGCTTGGGAAGGTTTTTCTCGTTGAATGCCACGCCGTAGGTGGCGGCGGCGAGCTTCTCGACATCGTTGGAGGCATGTGGACCCCCACCGCCCATGTTGGCAAGCGTCTTGAGGAACGCCTTTTGCTCGGGACTGAAGACGGCAAGGGCTTCAAACTCATCGACACCGAGGCCGAGAATCGCATTGAGACGCACCTGATCGACCCGGTAGCCGGAAACGAACACACCCGCCTTTTCCAGCCACAGCCGCATTGTACTCATCGCTTTGGAGCCGCGCGGCACAATTAAGCCGCGATCCTCAAGCCAGCGGCGCAGCTTGGTCAGGTCGATTTCCTCGCCAGCGGCGGTCATGTCGAGAATGCATTGCACGAAGTTCATGCCCTGGCAGTGCATGAGGATGTGCCGGCCGAAGGCTTCGTGCAGCGCCGTCGGATCGGTTCTCACGTCGTAGAGCGCGCGCCCAACTTCCGTCAGCTGCGCATCGGATTCCTCAATCAGACCATAGGCGCGCAGCGATAGTTTTGTGTTGTTGGCGAGCTTGTTCTTGTTGTACCCGCTGGTTTTGTTCTTCTCGAAATATTCCTTCCGCACGGCCGCTTCGAAAGCCTTCCAGTCCTTGCCGCACTGGTGAGCCAGCTCAAGCACCCGACGAAGGTCGATTTGCTGCGGCGAAAACTCGCTGCCGAAAGGTAGATCGGACGTGCTTCGGCTCATCGCGGCGCCCCCGACAACGGAGACCGGCTGCGCTTCGGTTGGGTCGCGTGCAGCGAGTTGTCGCCAGATCGATTCGCGAGAAAGTGGCTGACCGCGCGGCGGATCAGCCAGGAAAGAGGTACATCCTGCTCGCGTGCCAAGGCGCACAACGTCTCATACTCCCGTGGTTCTAGATTCACGGTGAGGCGGGCTGTCTTGGTGCGTCCACGTGGTCTTGCCATGGGGCATGTTTAATGCTGCACGGAACATGACGCAACATCTCGTATCCGCTTGCTCACAGGGCACTAGATACTGAACGATCGAAGTGAGGAACCCCTTCAGCCCCCCACTTGCGTTAGAGAACAACAATAGAACATTTCACACCTCGATGGAAGTGGCAATCGCCAACTATGCCATCGTCACCAACACCCGGATCGTCAAAAGCGCGAACGGACGCCGCGTCTCTACGGACATTCACCGAAAATTCCCAAACGTTCCCAATAGCTTGAGGCTTATCGCCGCGCGAGACTCGGCGGCATGCGGAGCCTTGTCCAACGCCTTTTCGGGATCGCCCAGGCGCGTGCCTTCGACGCGGCGGGCGGCGGCCGTCGCTGGGAAAGCGCCAAGACAGTCGACGGTCTGAACGCCGCCATCCTGGCGGGCGCGACCACGGCCGCACGACGCGCCGGCTGGTATGCCCGCAACAATCCCTGGGTGGCGGCGGCGGTCGATAGCCTGGTCGGCAACGTCGTCGGAGCCGGCATCAAGCCGCAGTCGACACATCCCGACCGCTCCGTGCGCGAGCACCTGCAGGTGTTGTGGCTGCGCTGGACAGACGCGGCCGACGCCGGCGGCCTCGGCGATTTCTACGGGCTGCAGGCGATGGCCGTCCGCGCCATGGTCGAGAGCGGCGAGAGCTTCGCTCGCATGAAGACCTCGCCAGACCCGCGGGCCGGCATTGTCCCTCTCACCATCGAGCTTCTGGATCGCGAGCAGGTGTCATCGGACCTGCATCGCGAGATCGGCGGCGGGGCGCGCATCCGCGCCGGCATCGAGTTCGACTCGGCCGGCCGTCGCGTCGCCTACTGGGTTCGCTCCTCCCGACCCGGCGACCCGTTCGGTCCGCTCCGCATGGACCCCGTGCGCGTTCCCGCCGCCGATTGCATCCATCTGTTCAAGCCGCTCGCCGCCGGGCAGCTGCGCGGCATCACTTGGCTCGCGCCGGTGCTGCTCAGGCTGCACGAGCTCGACCAGTTCGAGGACGCGGCGCTGGTGAAGGCCAAGGTGGCGGCGCTGTTCACCGGGTTCATCACCGATCCCGACGGCACGGTGGGCGGACTGTCGGGCACGAGCAATGCCGGCGTGCTGCAGGTCGGCATGGAACCCGGCAGCCTCATCCCGCTGCCGCCCGGCGCCGACATCCGCTTCTCCAACCCGACCGAGCACGATGCCTATGCGCCTTTCGTGAAGAACCACCTGCGCGCCATCGCGGCCGGGCTGGGCCTGCCCTACGAGCTCGTCTCGGGCGATCTCGAAGGCGTCACCTATTCCTCGATCCGCGCCGGGCTGATCGAGTTCCGCCGCCGCGTCGAGCAGCTCCAGCACAATGTCGTCGTCCACCTGTTCTGCCGGCCGGTGTGGGAGCGCTTCGTGCGCCTCGCGGTGCTCTCGGGCGAATTGCCGGCGCGCGACTTCGACCGCGATCCGTCTGCCTGGCTCGGCTGCGAGTGGTTGCCGCCGAAGTTCGACTATGTCGATCCCAAGAAGGACGTCGAGGCCGAGATTCTGGCCATCGAGGCGGGCCTCAAGAGCCGAACGCAGGCGATCTCCGAGCGCGGCTACGACGCCGAACAGGTCGATGCCGAGATCGCCGCCGATCAGGAGCGCGCCACCTCGCTCGGCCTCGACTTCTCCCGCACTAAGCGCATCACGACGGAGGTGGCCAATGCCTGAGACGGTCACGCTCCTGACCCGCCGCGCCGATCTCGCGCCCGCCACCGCCGACGCGCAAGCCCGTACCGTCAAGGTGATCTGGTCGACCGGTGCGCCCGTGCGTCGCCGCGACATTGCGGGCGAATACATCGAGCGGCTGAGTCTCGATCCCGAGGCGGTGGACCTGTCGCGCCTCGAGGGCGCCTCCGTGCTCGATGCCCACCGCCAGTCGGCTGTGCGCGATGTGCTGGGCAGCGTCCGCGAGGCAGCCGTCGACGGCAAGCGCGGCACGGCACTGATCCAGTTCTCGGCGCGGCCCGAGGTGGAGCCGGTCTGGCAGGACGTGCTGGCCGGCATCCTGCGCCATGTCTCGGTCGGCTACTCGGTCGAGGAATGGGCCGAGAGTCAGGAGAACGGCGCGCGCGTGCTCACAGCCGTGCGCTGGACGCCGCACGAGATTTCCCTGGTGCCGACCGCTGCCGACCCAGGCGCCAAGATCCGAATGGAGACCGACATGCCGGAGACCACGAGCCCGGCGGCCGACACGCCGCCCGAGACCGTCGACGCGGTTCAGACCCGCGCGGCGACGAACGCCGAGATTCGCAGCATTGCCCGCATCGCCGGGCTCGACCAGGCGTGGATCGACAGCCAGATCGACGCCGAGGCAGACGCTGACACCGCGCGTCGTGCCGCCTTCGAGGCGCTGGCGCGTCGCTCCTCGCCTTCGATCCGCACCGAGCAGGTGCGTGTCGAGATGGGCGAGAGCCAGGACGAGCCAGCGCGGCGCGCCCGGCAGATGGGCGAAGCTCTCTATGCCCGCATCAATCCGCAGCACCAGCTCTCGGAGCCCGCACGGCGCTATGCCTATGCCACGCCCGTGGACATGGCGCGCGAGCTGCTGATGCTGCGCGGCGAGAGCACGCTCGGCCTGTCGCCGGCGACGCTGATCACCCGGGCGCTCCACACCACCTCCGACTTCCCGATCATCCTGGGCGATACCGTCGGCCGTGTGCTCCGCGATGCTTACCAGGCGGCGCCCGCTGGTGTGCGTCGCCTCGGCCGACAGACCACCGCCCGCGACTTCCGCGCGATCAACAAGATCATGCTGGGCGAAGCGCCGCTGCTCGAAAAGCTCAACGAGCACGGCGAGATCAGGGCCGGCACCATGGCCGAGGCCCGCGAGGCCTACAAGATCGAGACCTGGGCGCGCAAGATCGGCATCACCCGCCAGGTGCTGGTCAACGACGACCTCGGCGCCTTCTCCGACCTCGCCCGGCGCATGGGCCAGGGCGCGGCCGAGACCGAGGCCCGCATCCTGGTGGACCTGCTCGAAGCCAACAGCGGCAACGGGCCGAAGCTCTCCGACAACAAGACGCTGTTCCATGCCGATCACGGCAACAAGGCGGGCTCGGGCGCGGCGATCTCCGATGCCACGCTGTCGGCCGCGCGCCTCGCCATGCGCACCCAGAAGGGCATCGAGGACCGCACGATCCGGGTCACGCCGAAGAACCTGCTGGTACCACCCGCCCTGGAGACGGACGCGGAGAAGTGGCTGGCGACCGTCGCACCCGCCAAGGCGGCCGACGTGAACCCGTTCTCGGGCAGCCTATCGCTGGTGGTCGAGCCGCGTCTCACGAGCGCTACGCGCTGGTATGTCACCGCCGATCCGGGCGAGATTGACGGGCTCGAGTTCGCCTACCTCTCGGGCAACCAGGGCCCGCAGGTCGAGAGCCGCTCGGGCTGGGACGTGGACGGTGTCGAGATCCGTGTCATCCTCGACTTCGGCGCCGGCTTCGTCGACCACCGCGGCTGGTTCATGAACCCCGGTGCGTGATGAGCGAGCTCGCCCAGCTCACCGCCTGGCGCGACGCCCTGATGGCTGCCCGCTATCGGAGCGTGCGCACCGTCGAGCATGACGGCCGGCGCGTGACCTACGCCACCGATGCCGAGATGGCGGCGGCGCTGGCCGACCTCGACCGCAAGATCGCAGCCACCAGCGGCAGCCGCGTCGCCGTCGTCCGCATCGCATCCTCGAAAGGAGTCTGAGCCATGAAGACCTTCATCCAGAACGGCGACGTGATCACCGTGACGGCGCCCTCCGGCGGCGTCGCCTCGGGCGACGGCGTCATCGTCGGCAGTCTGTTCGGTGTTGCTGCCTTCACCGCCGCCGAGGACGAGGCGGTCGAGATCGCCACGCGCGGCGTCTACGTCCTGCCGAAGAACCCCACCACCGTTATCGCGCAAGGCGCGCGCGTCGCCTGGGACGCCACCGAGAAGCGGATCGACCTGCCGGGCACCGGGCTCTATCCAGTCGGCATCGCCACCGAGGCCGCCGGCGATAGCGTCACCACGGTGCGCGTGCGGCTCGACGGCGTGGCCACTGCGGCGGCGGCGTAAAGGTCAGGCGACCATCGCAGGCGGCGCGTCGGTCACGCTTGCTCCGGCGTTGCTGCTGCCGGCGGCAATATCGGCTGCCAGGGTGCCGAAAAGCGACCTTACGAACGCCAACGCATCAGGCTCGTCCATCAGAAGCTTCCGCACCGCGCCTTCATACTGATTGCGATTTTGGAAGCCCAGCTCTCGCGCAATCGTGTCCAGAGCCGGCGTTTCACGCACTGGATAGCGCGAAACAATTGTCGTGAGATCGCCAGCATCGAGGGCTGCCTGAAGGCGCGAACGTTCTTCTCCGACAATCTTCGGAACGTCGATTGAGATATTCACCGGAGCAGCAGCGGAGATTTGCCCCTTGTTTGGAATATGGGCAAAGAACTCCTCTCGAACCCGCTTCTCGGCGACACGTTCGCTGAGGCGCTGAATATGAGGAGCGATCACGCCGATTGCAGCCGCCCTCGCATCGACGACGCGCTTCTCGTAGTCATCGCCGGTGGCATGTGCGTGGCGCTCCGCAACTCGCCGCTGAATTTCAGGATGATAATAGGCACTTTCCACCGAGAAGACCGCAGAAGCGTATACCCCGCGCTCCCTGAGTTGCGCGGCTTCCGCTTGGGAGCGGCGATCGTTATCCACCAGGCCGAATGCATCGAGCCAATGGAATTCACCAGCATCGCGGATACTAAAAACCGCGCGCTCGACATCGCGGCAACTGCCCTTGGCAATAATTGAGACGTCAGGGAACACCAAGCTATACAGCGGCTTGTCGAGGCCCTTTTCTACGCCTTCGATGAAGAGGATCTTTCGCCGCGCACCAAGAATGTCCCTCCTGAGATCATCGTCAATCCCCGAACCAGAGGAAACAACGTCGGCGTCCCATGCCCTGACAGCCGACCCGTCGTACGTGCAGCCGCGGATCAACAGCGTGCGCGCCGTCGGATTGTCGAACGGCAACATCACGTCATGAGTTGAGACGACAAATGCGCAGTCAGGCCGCTTGGCAAACAACAACGTGAGCAGTGGCGAAATGATAGACCGGTGCAGGTGCCGCTCGGGCTCGTCTATGAGCAGAAGGGTACCTTGTTTGGCTGTTAGAACATTTGCCGCAATTAGGAGCGCGTTTCGCTCCCCGTCTGAAAGCTCGGCGACGCTGTAAGAAGCACTTCCGTTCTTGCTGGCAACGACCTGCGCATTCTCGTGAATAGATATCGCAACGGGAATATTTGACAGTCTAAGAAGTTCATTAATGATTTTGATTGGTGCGTCCTTTTTGCGCAACTCCCTCGCAAGATCGAAGTCGTCGTCATCGACTGCACTCGTGATCTCGCGGGCCCGAATATTCTCGGCATCGACCAAGTCATAAATGGCGATGCTCGATCGAGCAGCCGCGTAATCCTCTTTCCACCGCGCCTGTGGCTGGCTGTCGTGTGCTTGAATATTGTTCTCTGTCTGCTGGCGTTGCTGCGGGGACAGCGTTATTGCGTTGGACTCGAACCAGGTCTGGCGATGCGCCGTGATTCGTCGGGCGTGGGAGCGATGCGTGCTGTAGAAGCGATGCATCAGGCTTGATTTGCCCGTGCCATTGGCACCCAGCAAGAGAATGACTTCGCCGGCCTCGATCGTAAGGTCGAGGGCGGCTCCGCTGTCGCGTGGGACTGACAAGTTGAAGGGCACGCCATTTCTCCCGCAACCGACAAAGCATTGATGAGCCCCTTCGCGAACCGCTCTGGCATCACGGCGATTCGCGCGGGGACAAGTGCGCAAAGAATGGTGACTCAACCGCTGCTGTTCAATGGACAGGTCGCCCAGCCAACATGACTACCCGGCGCGAACGTCTGCGGAACATCGCCCACGCCCGTGTCGCATCCGTGTCGCACGGAACAGCCGGGAGCGGTCGTAAACCTTTGATATCGCGCGGGTTCGCGTTGCGTTCGTTTGCAACACGGCTCTCAATAGCAAAATGGCGCTAAGTCTTTGACCTAGCGCCACAAATTTGGTTGCGGGGGCAGGATTTGAACCTGCGACCTTCAGGTTATGAGCCTGACGAGCTACCGGACTGCTCCACCCCGCGGCAGGTGGCAGCCCCGGGCGCGCCCGGGCTCTTGGGCGGGCGGCCGGG